CCGGTGGGTAAACCCACCAATTCACAGTGTCACCACTCTGTAAACCGCGCGCAGGCCCCCGAAGTTTTCAGCGCGCGGTGCCCTGTAGGGCGTCTTTAACGTAGACCTACCCAAGCAACTGGGACGTCCGGATTCATACTACCAACACATACCGGAACATCAGTGTTGGAGGTCTCATGTGCCTTCCCTGGCTGCCAGCAACAGGGTGCAAGGCGCCTGCTGCAGCCTTCCGCCCGCATAACGCGGATCGCCTGGCGGGGCCTCAAAGAGACCGCGAAACCCAGGTCGAACATGCAGGGTCGATGCAGGAGCGCCGGCCTAACCTCGCCTGTGCCGCTGGCCAGGTACAACAACATTCAACTAATAGCGGGGGTACCAACTGGACTCGATCAGTCCAGGTTCAGCTTCCAAGGCAGCATCGAATCGAGGGAATTCCACGATGTCGGAATCCGTGTGATTTCCAACAAACCCTCTCTCCATAAGCAACTGGTCTTCAGGTGCAAGACCAAAAGCTCTGCTGAAGCTTAATCTCGCCTCAAGCGAGACAGGCACCGCGTCATCCACGTCCGCAAGCCATGCGCCGATCGCAAAGTAATCGGCCAGTGCTCCCTCATGCACTGTCTTCAACCCTCCATAGTGTCTGAGCATCTTGAGAAAAACCTCCTGCAACACGGGAACACCCCGCGCCAAAGAAAGCTCGCATCGGCACACGTCGCGCAACCAGCGACGCGCAAACTTAGGCTCCGATAACCACCTGTGAGAACAAGCGAAACCAGAGAGAACCTTCCTGTAATCCCTAACCATCGTCCAACCCAAACGATTGCCAAGAAACACAGGCGCCGACTGTCCAAAACGGACATCCTCAAGCGAACGAACAGGTGATTCTAGCGTCAATTCCTGTCCACACTGATCGAGCACAGCTTGGTGGAAAGAAGGAATCACACGACCGGCGTCCTCTGACCCAAGAAAGATCAGGGCATTGTCGCCGTCAGCCAGGATGTCAAACGGAACATCCTCAGGTATGCCTGACGTGGCAGCGCAGAGCATGACAATGGTGTTACCCATGCCAGTATTAAAATCGCCGCTCGCGCGCCCGCCGGGCCGTGTGAATTTCCAACCAAGCTGAGTGGTACCAGATAGCGACATCTGGCACCTAAGCAGCCGGGCCAAACCCCCAGCGCCCTTGTAAGCACTGAGGTAGACCGACTGCTCCTCTAACAGTTGACCGGTATTGACGTGGGCCTCGAATCCCTTACCGTCAGCCTCAAACACCACGCAGTCCTTGAAGGATCTGAACTTGCGAGCTATTAGGTTAGCTCGTTGACGTGGTGACAAACCTTTTGCAACGACTCGGCTCACACCGTGCTCTGTCCTACGACTGTCAAGCCAAGTGTGATTTCGACCCTGGAGTAGCCATCCGAGGTGGAGTCTCCCCCACAACCAATGCTCGAATGGTTTAAGATAAGAAGCGATCGCCAAATTATACCTAGGTGATCTCGGAAAAATCATCCTTGGCTTGTGGAACTTGGTGAGACCGATTTTCTCAGCTTTCAGAAACGCGCTCAACTGCTTGTCCCTATGGGTCAAGGGACCGTCTTCACGCAGTGAACGTTCTGCCTCCAGATATCTACGACGAAGTGCACCCGTATAAGAGTTCGCCGTTGTGAGTAGGTCCCATTTATTACCGCAATAACGCCTGGCCAGCAACCTCAAACTCTTTGCCACGTTTGAGAAGGCTGGCCCCACAGGGCGATCATCCGGCCAGGGCACAGGACCCAGAGTTCGGCACAAAAGTGCGTCCCTCTCGTTACAAGGACAATTAGCGTGGACCCCTGGTATCCAAGTTCCCTCCAACCCGGAGACCCACGCTACCCGCATTTTCCGTCGGTTCTGGCCACAGACCATCTCGTTCTTCGCATCTACAGTTGCACCACTGGCTAGTGGCAGTTGTCTGTTTCCAACACAGACACCAGAAGAACTCAACACACGCCCCTAAGAGCGTTGGAACCAACGGGGTGGTCTGCTCTCGAAACCCTCAAGAAACTCGCCAAGCCTAGACTCGACGGGAGAGAGCTCGAACACTGAACGCAAGCTGTCAGCCACCAACAGCATGCGTAGCTCGGGGGACAACCCCTCACTCTTGCACCAATCCAAAGCGCGCAACCGCAAGGAAGAGAGCAACACAGCGTCGCGTTGTCTGAGCAACGCGTAAGCAGATAGACGAGACAGTAGCTCAGGCACCAAGGTCACCCGATCACCGTCAGAAAGTTGCAACACATAATAGGTATGTGTACCACCGCTCGTCTTTTGGACTTCTCCACCACCAAGGAGAATTGCACCGTCTGCGAAATGCGACAGCAAAACGTTGAGTCCAGCTGGTCGGCTGGCAGAGGGGAGGTCTGGTGTCCACCGCCCTCTTACCAGCTTACCCAGCTCTCCTCGCGGAAGCCGAAGCAAGCACTCGCAGCGCCTAGCCCATCGGGCACGCGCACGGAGCCTGGCTGGCGCCATGCCAGCCGTGATAGGCAGGTGCCGGTTCTCACCGACACCACTACCACTGCTTGGAGGAAGTCGCACCACCTGTCCAAAGGTGTCGACCGGCGTCTTCTTCACAAGACGCTGAACTTCTGTGTCTGGTCCCCCGGCCAGCCACCCCACTGTAAAGAAGATGGCTCTAAAGCACATCCTTAGTGACCAATGGATAATCACCAGGCCCAACAGAACAAGAACAACAAAGGCAGACAAATCTTGGTAAAAAGTAGTTGTGGCCATCATTGTAGTTAAATTGGGAGGGCCCGAACGTGGGCCAGTCGTGTGGAGACTTTGTTTAACGTTAGGTATCTACCACAATCTCTAACGGGAGTCTGGTCTGCCGACCTCCAAAACAGGTTGACCCGAAGCACACAGCAACGGGCCACCCCAGTGCACGAGCACACACTGGCACCAAGCGACTTAACGCACCTGTTGTGGAAGGGGAAATGACCCGAAGGTCGGCTCCGCTCATGAGC